AATCATAAATATTTTAGAGCAAATTGAACACTAATTAAAATTTAATATTTACAATTATGAACGCGAAAGAAGCATTACAAGAAATCAAAAAGTTGCTATTCACAGAGAATAGTGAACAGAAGTTTGCCCTCACAGATGGCAAATTAGAAGATGGAACTGCTATCAAATACGATTTGGAAAGCGGTGAAATCTATGTGGTTGGTCAGGATGGTGCAAATATGCCTGCTCCTGTTGGCGAACACAAACTTGAATCAGGCGAGGTAATCGTTGTGGTTGAAGAAGGTAAAATCGCAGAGGTTAAAAAGGCTGAAAGCGAACCAAAAGTTGAAGTAGAAGTAGAAGCAGCGAAGGAAGAAGAAGCACCAAAGGAAGATGACAAGATGAAGATTGATGAAAAGATGTCTGCGATGGAAGAAAAATACGCAGAACTTGAAAAGAAGGTTGAGGAAATGGCTAAAAAGTTGGATGAAATGGGTGCGAAAGAAGAAAAAATGAGTGAGGCAATTAAATTGTCAGCACAAGTTTTGGAATCATTAGCAACTGAACCATCTGCTGAACCAATCCAAAAACCTAATACTTTTTATAAAGAAGTAAAAGACGCGAAACAACAACAATTTAATAAATTGCAACAAGTATTTCAAAATTTAAAAACAAAATAACATGGCTTTAGATTTAACAGCACTTACAAACTATGTAGAAGAAAATGCCCAGCAACTTACTGCTGCTGCAATTTTTAGTGCGAAAACTGCTTCTTTGATTGAAGCAAAAGGAAATGTACAAGTAGGTATTAAATCAGCAGAAACAATCAACGTATTGACTACGGATGCGGTATTTCAAGCAGGTGGTACTTGCGGATTCAATGCTAGTGGTACAACTGCTATCACACAAAGACAATTAGCAGTAGGTAAAATCAAGGTACAAGAAGCAATCTGCCCTAAAACTTTTGAAGCGAAATATACTCAAAAGGCATTGAGAGTGGGTTCTACTTATGATTATATGGCTTATGCTAATGATTATACAAAGCAGAAGATTGAAAGAATCGGTGCTGCTCTTGAAACTGCGATTTGGCAAGGCGATACTGCGAGTGCTACGGCTAACCTAAATAAATTTAATGGATTTGCGACCATCATCAATGCTCTTGGCTTCGGTGGTGCAGGCGACCCAATCAATGGTAACGTATCTGCTCTTACAACTTTGACTAAGTCAAACGTAAGACAAGCACTTGATGACATTTTCTTGTCAATCCCTGCTGCTCTTTTGGATAAAGATGATTTTGTTATCTTCTGTGGTAACGATACATTCCGCGAATATATCGTAGCACTTCGTGAGGCTAACCTTTATCATTATCCTGTTGATGCTGCTAACATGGAAGTTGTTATCGCAGGTACAAACATCAAGTTGATTGGTGTGAATGGTTTGAACGGAACTGATTATATGGTTGGTATCTGTATGAGCAACATGTACTTGGGTACAGATATGTTGAATGAGCAAGATAAATTTGAATTGTTCTATGCGAAAGAGGCAGACGAGATGAGATTTGTAGTAGAATTCAAGTTAGGATGTCAAGTAGCATTCACAGATGAGATTGTTTTCTGGAAGAAAGCATCTTAATAGGAAAAAAATATGGGTAGGAGAAATCCTACCCTTTAACTAAATAAATTTATCAATATGGCATGTGCATTAACACAAGGTTATACCCTTGATTGTAAAGATAGCGTAGGTGGTTTAACTGCCGTTTACTTCGCACCATGGGAAGATTTAGCGACTGTCACTATCGCAGCAGGTGTGGTTACTACTCTTACAATGGATGCTAGTAAAAAATTCTACAAATATGAACTTGTAAAAGAAAGTTCAAACTTTGCAGAAGCAGTAAATACAAACGTACAGAATGGTACAGTTTTTTATACGCAAACTTTGGAAGTTATTTTGAATAAATTGCAAGTGAATACTAGAAATGAAATCTTGCTTTTGGCTAAAAATAGACTAGCAGTAATCGCGACTGATAATAATGGCGATAATTGGTTTTTAGGTGTTGCTTACGGATTGGATTTGACAGGTGGTGGTAGTGCCACAGGTACTGCATTCGGTGACAGAAGTGGTTACACTTTAACTTTCACAGGAAATGAGAAGGAATTAGCACCGAAAGTAACTGCTGCTATACCTATTGCATAGGATTTGGTTTGTTTACATATGGTTTTTTGAAATTAGGCATCCTTTCGGGTGCCTTTTTTTTATACAACTACTAATTTATTATATTTACTATTATGATTAGACTTACAAAAAATGTAACAGGGTACATATATTTGAGTTTACAGGATAAAAGATTAACGTCTAGTGATTTGTATACCATATTATTTGTAAATGAAGTAACAAACGAACAGGTCAGTTTGAATTTAACAGATGTTAGTGCCTTTAAAACAAGATATTCAAAGTTTCAAGTGCTAAATACCGCCTTCAATACTAAGACAATAGGGTTTTGGAGGTACTATGTAACACAGGCAGGTAGTGGTGCTACTATCATAGCAACAGGAAAATTTGAATTAGTAGATACCAATTTAAGTGATACGGAAGTCATTAGATACAATGGTTATAATGGCTTATATAAAACATATACAGTATGATTAAATTCTTAAAGTTTGACCAAGTTCCTTTGCCTGTTTATAAAGAAGTGAAGGGTAAGGATTGGATATATTACGGCGAAAAGAACGATTATCCCGATTATCTATTACGTTTATACAATAATAGTGCGAAACACAATGCCATCATCACAGGGAAGGTAGATTATATATGCGGTAATGGTTGGGATGTTCAGTCCGAAGATGAAATGGCGAAAGCAAAAGCCTATACTATTATTGATAAGGTGAATACAAAAGGGGAAAGCCTAACTGATATCACTAAAAAAATGGCTACTGACTTATCTATATTCGGTGGTTATTACTTACAAGTTATTTGGAGCAAGGCGACAGGAGAAATTGCAGAAATATATCATATTGATTATTACAAGGTTAGAACTAATTCTATCAACAATACATATTTCGTTGCGGATGATTGGATTAAAAACGGACAAGTCAATCCTAGACCTAACTATTTAGAATATGCCAAGTTTGATGATAACAATAGAACAGGCAGTCAAATACTTTATTTCAAGGAATATAGAGCAGGATGTAATATATACTCGCTGCCTGATTATAGGGGTGCTATTTCGTATATTGAACTAGATATATGTATAGGCGAATATCATTTGAATAGTATCAATAATGGAATGTTCAGTTCTAAATTAATCAACCTAAATGGTGGTAGGGTTAGTGAGGAAGAAGAAAACAGGATTGAGAAACTATTTAAAGACAAATTTAGCGGCTCTAAGAATGCGGGTAAGTTTATGTTAGCCTTCAACGATAGCAAGGAAAATGAGCCATCTATAATCGATTTAAGCGGTACTGAACTTGACAAGCACTTTGACCTGTTAAATAAAACCGTACAACAAGAGATTTTTAGCGGTCATAAGGTTACAAGTCCTATGCTATTTGGTATCAAAACAGAAGGGCAATTAGGTGGCAGGGCAGAATTACGTGAGGCTAGTGAGTTGTTTCAAAATACATACATAAATGCCAAGCAAAAAGAGATTGAACAGGTTATCAATTACCTATATTCTTTTAATGATGTAACGGCTGAAATGTTATTGAACAAGACAGAACCTATATCATATCAGTTTAGCGAAACTATCATTAGTGCAAATATGACACAGGATGAGATTCGTGAGAAATTGAGCCTACCAATGATTGAAAAACAAGAAACTGATAATAGCCAAAACCTTATTAACTCACTCAATTCATTGAATCCTACACTATTACAGAAAGTAATAGAAAGTATGAACCCTGATGAATTGAGAGCATTAGTTGGTTTAACTCCGAAAGTACAGGATGTAGCGGTTACAACCCCTGTTGCAGCAGAAACTATGCAAGTTTCATGTAGTCATACTAAAAATGATGATGAAATAATCGCATTATTTGAAGGGAAAGGAACTCCACAGGATAATTACATACAACTACAACAGGATAGAATGTTTTTTACTGATATGGATGAGTTCAATAGACAACAAGATTTTGCTGAATACACATTAGATGCGGTACAAGAAAACATATTGGCTGCTATCAAAGGTAATCCAACGGCTACTATACCAGATATTGCGAAAAAAGCAGGTGTCAGTAAGAATGTTGTAACTGATAGATTAAACACATTATTGGATGATGGAGTGGTGAAAGAGAAAATTAGTAGGGATGGCACTATAACTAGGACATTGACAAAAGTTGGTGATTCTGCTATCCGTAAATTAACCCCTATCACATCATATAAAGTGTTGTATAGTTACGAAGAAAGACCGAATGTGCCGAAGCCTATATCACAAAGCCGACCATTATGTCAAAAACTTTATGGTGGCAAGTTATATTTTACTAGGGAAGAAATTCAAAATATCAGCGACCAATTAGGTTATTCTGTTTTTCAACTTTGTGGTGGATGGTATACTAACCCAGATACAGGCAGAACAACCCCATATTGTAGGCATGAATGGAAAAGAAATGTTGTAATTGAAAAAACGTCAAGATGAGTGCTAATATATTAATGATAAGTGAGCAATCTTTTAAAGATTTTACGATTGCTTCAAATAACATAGATTTAAAAAATCTTACGCAAATTATCAAAATGACACAGGATAGATACATTCATCCATTGTGTGGTAGTGCGTTGTACAATAAAATCCTAGATTTAATTAACACAGGCGACATTACATTAGTTGGTAATGCAAAATATAAAACACTACTAGATAGTTATCTTACAGATACATTGTTTAATTATGTATTAGGAGAGTTGCCGATGGCTATGCAATATAAATTTGTAAATAAAGGGGTGTTGAAAAAAACAAGTGAGAATAGTGAGCAACCGACATTCGCTGAATTACAAAGTATTAGCAAATATTATCAAGGTTACGCAGAATGGTATGCTGAAAGAACTATTAATTACTTAACTGCGAATAGTGAAACATATCCTGAATACTTAAATCCTGGAAGTGATATAACTGCTATATGGCCGATAAGCAATCAGTATAGAGTGGCTATCAATTTAGGTAATGGCGAATTAGAAGATACTAGACCATATAGTGAAAGATATCAAGGTAATCGTTATAAAAAACCATACTAGAATGGCATATACCAAAAATGAAAAAAAACTGAAAGAATATTTAAAAAAGAAAGATGAGTTTAAGCAACCTGATAGCAAAAATAAAAACAATACAACAAAGCCATCCAATGCTAAAAACATTCGGAGAGGGTGATATCTATGATTACGTTGATAATGGCGGTGAAATAGAATATCCTGTATTATGGGTTGTTACTCAACCATCTAGTTATATAACAGGCACAATGCGTTACAGATTATTATTAGTATTCGCAGACCTGTTAGCAGAAGATAAATCTAATAGGCTACAATTACAAAGCGACCAATTACAAGTTGCTATTGATGTTATTTCTAAACTAAAATTAGATAAC